TGAAGAATCATATGCTAATACTTCATTGTTTGTAGGACTTGTCAGAGTTACATCTGAAAGAGTATAAAGATTATTTGAACCTTCCACTACGCCATTTACTTCTACCCAATAAGTTCCATCATAAATATAAAGCTCTCCAGTATTATTTTTATACCATGCATCTCCTGTTTCTGGAGATACTGGTTCTGTGGTAGATACCGTTATATTTGAACCTCCACCTGCACCAAGTTCAGACCACGCACCACTTTTATAAATTTTTGCAACAGAAGCGGAGCTATTAAAATATAGTTCTCCCTCGGATCCAACTGAAGGATCTGAATTTAGATTAACCAGCTTTAAACTAGTTAAAAACTTCTTTGCCATAATAATTCCTTTTTTAAAATGAGGGGCTGGGGTTTATTCCAGCCCCCCACATTATATTATACTTTATCCAATTACTACAACACGATAAGTGTCAGCAGCAATTGTTGTTGCACTATTAATTTTAATAGTTATAGCAGATGTTGATGTATGTTGTACATCTACTTCTACTTGATTATAATCAGCAGCAACTTCATATACTTGAACTGTTACATCCTTAGTTGCAAGGTTGTGTGTTACAGTCCATGTGCATACTCCAGAGGTTGATGTTAGCGATGTATTGTTAACTGCATATTTCTTTGGGAATCCGTCAGTTATTAACTTTGATTCTACGGCAGAAATATCAACAGCAAGACCACTACCAGTTGTCAAATAACTTGTTGAAGCTGTAACGATACCAGCGGTGAATGTTCCAGCACTTCCAGAATTGTCTGAATATGTAAAATCAACTGTTGAAGAGTCTGTTAGCATTGTGCCAACTGTATCTTCAACATACTCCTGTAATCCAGTTATATCAGATGTTGCATGGACGTGACCTTCAAGAGAGATAGCAGTTTCGCTACCAAGAAGTCCAGCTGACCATTTATCAGATGATTCATTCCAAATTAAAGAAGCATTTGTAGAACTTCCACGTTCAACTTCGATACCTGCATTTGCTGAAGGAGCTCCCGTTACGTTGCTATTAAGGGTAATTTGATTATCCTCAACCAACAAAGTTTCTGTGTTTAAAGTTGTTACGCTTCCACTTATAGTTAAATTTCCAGTTACATCAAGATTTCCTGCTATTGTTACATCGTCTGGAAGACCAATAGTAATTGATCCAGCAGATGCTGAAACAGTTACTTCATTAGCCGTTCCAGTAACAGATGTTACACCAGTATTAGCAATAACTAGACTTGAACCTTCGCCACCTGAACCAGTTACACTAATACCTGCACCAGATGCACTTGCACCTGCTACATAGTCACCAGTTGTATCTGTGCCAAGAGCAACAGAGTTTGCTGCAATAGTTGCTGCAATTGTTACATCCTGACTTCCATTAAAGCTAACACTACCACTTAAATCACCACTAAGACCAATAGATCTTGCTGTCTGCAAAGTACTAGCAGTACTTGCATTACCAGTTAAAGCACCAGTAACATCTACTGTAATAGAGTTTGGAAGGCTTACTGTTACTGCACCAGCAGATCCGCTTACAGATACTTCATTCGCTGTACCAGTAATGCTAGTGACACCTGTGTTTGCAATTGTAAGAGTTCCAGCACCATCGTTGTAATTTAAATTAATTCCAGATCCTGCAGCAAGAAGTTCTGCAACAGCGTCCTCAATTACTTCTGCGTCAACTGCAGTTAAAGATACCCAGGCAGAAGCTCCGCCATCGTAATACTTTAATTCATTATTTACAGTATTGTAATATAGTTGACCAGCTTTTCCTGCTGGATCTGTAGCTAAGTTATGAATAATTCCATTACGAAGCTCATTACTATTTAAATCAATATTTGTTAAAAATTTTCTAGACATATATATTCACCTCCTTCATTACGATAAATACGCCCTTCCCGAAAATGCTCCGACAAAGGTTAGAACTACAGTATTTGAATTTGGATAGTTGTATGACCCCTCAACAACTGTTCCTGCTGTATCAACTACTGTAATATTAGGCACAAAGCCCAATCCGTGTGTTATGCTCCAAGTTGTAGAAGCATTCTCTTGAATATGCATATAACCAAGCTCTTGGCTTCCAACCAAATCTACTGGAGTTCCCCAGCTTGATTCAGTTTTTGGACCATACAAATTCATATTTGTTGTATTTAAGAAAAAATCTCCAACAATACCAAGACCTGCTGAAGGAGCTCCAACACCATTTAAAATACCAGTTCCTCTTGCACCTTGAGGACCAGAAGTTCCTAAATCTACATTTACTATTTGCTCTGTTAAACTAACATCTACATTTGTTTCATTTACAGAAACATTATTGTTTATTTGACTAAGTTCTATTTTAACTTCAGGCATTATCTAGTTACCTCTGGAGTTACATTGAATGTACCTTCGATCAATCTATCAACAATGTTAGATGGACTTACTATTTCTAGGTCATAGACATGTGTTCCAGTAGGGAAAGCAGAAGTAGCACTTGCTGAAATTAATATATCAATTGTTCCAGCAGATCCACCTAATGTGATTCCACTACCAGATACTAATGAAACTAATGGATTGTCAGAATAATATGCTTCTCTTACTTGAAGTCTTGAGGAATACCCAGATAAATTTACTGGAACTTCATCCAGGGTGTATGTTAAAGTCCTTCTAAACGTGCTTCCTTGTGGACAAACAAAGTTTACAAGCCCTGGGGTCATATTGGGCACTCCTATATAATTTTCTTACTTTTCCTATTATACCAAACTATTTTATTTCTTATCTGCAATATATGCTACTAATACATCATGGATTATTCTTAATTCTCCACTTAATTGCTTAACATCTGATTTAATTTCATTTTGATTTGAGCCAAGATTATTTACCTTGTCTGCCATGCTAGATCCGCCATTTGGAAATATTTGATGTTCTACACGATCAAGGCGATCTGCTATAGTTCTACCCTTTTCATCTTTACCAAGAATTCTTTCAAATTTTCTTACTGTTATATATCCAACGCTTAAAATAGCGGTAAGAGATAAAAACATCTGCCAGTTTTCGACAAACATAGATATTGAATTATTCATTGTTTTATGGTATACTCCAAAGTAAGACTTAAAAACAATTATAACATATAAATAACATAGGAGTAATAAATGCCTGATACTAAAGAAGAAGTAAAGAAAGTATTAAAAATTGCAGATCGTTGTGATAGATGTGGTGCTCAGGCTTTTGTACTTGCCACTGGAGTTTCAGGGGAATTAATGTTTTGTGGTCATCATTATCACAAATATGAATATTCAATTACTCAATGGGCTTATAATATTGTTAATGAACTAGATACTATTAATGAAAAGTCTGCAAGTAGTAATATTTAATATATTGTTTTATAAGATATTATATTTCCTCTGGTTCATTACCTTGAGCTAACCATTCCAAATAAATAAAATACTCTGGGTTATCTTCATGTAGTGCAATCCAAGTGGTGTCATTTTTGATAATTGCAAATTGATTTTCAAATGTTGGATGCTGGACTTTTTTATACATTACAACTCAATCTCTGCTATGTATCCAAAACTTAACCCAGTATTTGTTCCTGTAAATAAAACTGATACTAAAGTTGGATAGGAAGTTTGATAACTAGGTGTTACATTGTTTGTTCCAGTTCCAGCACCGTCAATGGTAGTACAACGACCAGAATTCCCTGCACCGTCAAACGGTGTAAAGTTTGGTGCTGCTCTCATAGTTGTCGGTAAAGAAACAGAAAACCATTTTTGTGCATTTGCTGTTGTAAAACCATTGATAACGGCAAAGTCTGATTTTCTATTTATGTAATAACGCTGACATAATTCTAGTTCTATACCAATAGGGCGTTGTTCAAATGGAGTGGCAGTTGAACCTGCCTCTACTTGAACTCCCCAGAAATCAAAAGTATTGGACTGAATACCAATAGAGTTTGCCCTAGACGCAAAAGTTGTACCTGCTGATACCCAGAACAAAGGGGAACTTAAATAAGAACTGGTTCCAATAGTTTTACCACTAATGGAAGGTATGGCAACACTAACTGAGTACCTTGCCCAAGACGTAGAAAGTGTTACTGTTGATGCGTTTGTAAGAACAGTGCTACTACCACCAGTGCCGAAGTTTTGAATAAACTCTATTGATACTTTAGGAGTTCCGCTTGCGGCTTTTGCCCAAAATGAAACGGTTACTGTTTGACCTGCAAAAGTTCTTACATCTTCAATACGTTGTTCAAAGGATGTGTAAACATCTGCTCCACTTTGTCCAGTGGTTACAATGCGATAAAAGTTTTTTCCTTCATAACCCGAAACAGGTGCAGCACCAGGCGTAAACGTCTGTGCAGAATAAGTGCCACCGCTTGAAGCGTGCGTCAGCCATCTATCAAAACCGTAAGCACCATTAGTTGTTAAACTTGTAAAACCACGCTGGTTAATACCAAAATCACCATTGATAATGGCATTGCGGAAACCTGTTTGTACTGCTGGAACTATTGGAGCATATGTTGAAGAAGCATTTACCTGTGTTAAATATGTAGAAGATGCAGAAACTTTATTAAGATATATAGCACTTGCTGAGGATTCTTCAAGGTAATTTTCAGTTAAATCAATTCCATTTATATTCCATACAGTACCATCAAAGGTATATCCATTAAAAATTTGACCAACACTTGCGGATCCTGGAAATATTGTAGCCATAATAACTAATTATATCATTAAAGATTAATTATAGTTCTGAGTTTAATCCAAGATTTGTTGTAGTATTTAATAAATCCCATTCAGCATATATATAAGTTCCAGCAACTGCTGCATGAGTTATTATAAGAGTTATCCAGTTAATACTAGGTCCAGACGAGCTAACAGATATTGCAGAGTTAGCTCCTGCTGCAACATTAAAAGATGTGTCTCTAAAAACAGATCTTCCTAAATAAGAACCAACTAATGCTGGAGAAATTCTCATACTTACTGGAAGATATACAGAAGCTTGAGCTTGAGTGGTACTTTCTCTAACCATTAAACCATTAAAGTCTGTTGTTGCATTAGGAGTTACAATATTTTGATAGTATCTTTGACATAAAGATAATTCTGTACCAATAGGACGTTGTTCAAATGGAGTAGCCGTTGAGCCTTCTTCAAGTTGGACACCAGTTAAATAAAAAGATGTTCCAGAGGTTATAGACGCTGGACCAAAGCCAACTCTTATTGATTTTGCGGTGCTAGGTATTGTAAGTGTTGCTGTGTACCTTGCGTAAGTAGAACCAGATGGGACTGACCAAGACGCTGGAGTAGCAGTTATGTTTGTCCAACTACCGCCAACTGCTGTATCAACGGAAGTTGTATACGACACATCTGGATTTATAGTTACAGATGCAGTAGATGCAATATAAACGGATAGAGTTACAGTTTTTCCAGCCAAACGAACTGCATTTGCAGTTTCAATAACTTGGTAAATAACCATTGATGCTGTAGCAGATGCCTGTGTTGCTTTTAAAGCGTATTGAAATCCAGTTGGAACTACAGTAGGTTCTCTTGCCCAAGTTGTTGTTCCAGCATTTGAGTACAACCACCATCTATCTGCTGAGTTGTAAGCACCATTAGTAGATGAAGATGTGCCACGTTGCCAAATATCCATGCCGCCATTAATAATTATATTTCTAAAACCTGTTTGTGTTGTTGGAACTATTGGTGCATATGTAACTGAGGCAGAAGCCTGAGTAAGCAGGGATCCTATTTGAGATGAAGTAGCTGTTCTAACAACTGTTACATTTGCCATAATGCTTAATTATACCATTTTAAAAAATTCGCAAAAAATTCCGCAAAAATGAAGTCGCAAAAAAATCGCAAAATAGTATATGTATACCCCACCTTATAACTATCGTTATATATGGAGGATTTTTCGGGGGTTTTATAAATATGCAGAAATATCCCCTATATGAAGATATTAGATATATCCGCCATCTTGAAGACCTGCTTGTATTTCATATATATTACCTTGCCAATGATTTCTATATATAATAAAAGATTTAATAGTGGCAAATGAATATAAAGCCAGAAATATAACTCCCCCGAATTTAGCAAATTGTTCACTATGCTTTAATTCATGTCTTAATATTCTTTCTGCTAGATCATGAGGAGTTCCTGATTTGCATTTATTACAATGTCTATCTTGCTTTGCTAATATAACATCTCCTATTGTAATAGCCCAAGCCTTGTTATATTTACCTTTTCTACCATAGTTAATATAAATACCATTGTTTAATTGAATTGTCGTTCCGCCAATTATTTTTGAAATTAATAAACCCAGAAA